TCGGCCTTGGATGCGGTGGGCAATGCGGCCACCCGCTGGCAAGGGGCCGATTGGAACCGAACCTACCCCCGGCTGGCCCAGAGCCAGGGCGACGGGCTCCAGAACGATCAACTCATCCACCGGATGCGGAGCGCGTGGGACCAATCGCAGGGCCAAACTTCCGGCGACACCTTCCGCTCTTGGTTTGGCGACTACCTCCCCGAGAACGGCCGCATCCCCGGCATCCAGCCGGGTATCAACGCGGCGATGAGTTTTGCCAACGGCTTGCTCGACGGCAGCACTTTGGCCACGGGCGGGATCAGCGGGCTGGTGAAAGCCGGTGCTACACAGGTCGCCAAGAGCGGTGTGCCGCTGGCTGGGAAATACGCTGCGAGCGTGGCCGACGATATTGCCCGAGCCGGAAGGCTGGCCCGGACGGGGCGGGAACTGGTGGACGAAAGCCTCGATCCCACGCAACTGGCCGCCTCTGCCGTGGAATTCATCGAGCCCGCGCTAAATGAAAACAGGGAGGCGTTCCAGGCCCGAACTGCCGCCGAGGCCGCCAACCGCCAGCAACAACTGCGGCTCCTTGATGCCAACAAGGACAAACTGGCCACCCCCAAGACTACGTTTCAGTCGGTTACCGAGCCTGTGACTAAGCGGGCAGGCTCCTTTCTGGGGAACCTGTTCTACTAGCCTATTGCCGTAATTTCCTATGGCCCAAATACTCCAGGGGTTCCCATACCTTGGAGGCAGGCCATGAGCGACGACATCGAACCCATCTCGACACCGCAGTCCGCACCCGAGCCGTCCGAGTCGATCTCTTCGCCCCAGCCGGATTCGACTCCTTCGCAGGCCCCGGAGCCTGTGGCTCAGTCCTCGCCGTGGGAGCAGTTCAAGACTCTGCCCCAGTTCCAGGGGCATGATGATCGGGCCATTGCCTCCCATCTCTATCAGGCAATGAACCGGGAGCAGGCGGCCCAGCGGGCCCTGCGGCAGTACCAGCAAATCATGCCGGTCACGCAGGAATACTTGGCCAATCGGCCGCAGTTTGAGAAGTGGCTGGAATCCCAGAAGCAGGCCGCACAACAGGCCGCACCGCAGCAAGCCGCGCCGGCCAAGCAGGGCTGGTGGAACCCGCCCGCAGTGCGAGATTCCTACCGGCGATACCTCTCCCGAGACGAGTCGGGCCGTGAGGTGATCCACCCCGATGCCCCGCTGGATGCCCGTCACGCCCTGATGGAGTACCAGCAATACAAGGCGGATTTTGCCAACAAGTTCCTGACCAATCCCGAGGAAGCGATTGGCCCCATGATCGAGGAACGGGCCGCACAAAAGGCCCAGGAACTGATCGAGCAGACGTTCCAGGCGAGGGAGAACGAAGCCTTCGTTTCCGATTTCGAAGAAAAAAATCGGGATTGGTTGCTCGATTCCGAGACAGGGAGCGTTTCACCGACGGGGGTACTGTTCCATAAATATGTGGACGAGGCTAGATCGTTAGGCATCAACGGGCCCAAGCCCCGAGCCGCCTACGCGACAGCCATGATCGAACGTGACCTGTTGGTGCAGAAGTACGAGCAAGAGCGGCAGCCACAACCCCCGCAGTCGGTTCCCCAACCGGCCCCGCAACAGGAAGTGGCCCAGCCGCCCCAGCAAGTACAGGCCCAGCAGAATATGCAGTACCTCCGCAGAGAAGCGAGTCGAAACCCGAGCCGATCTGCCGGTGCCGCGAGCCTCGACCCTCGGCAACCCAAGCCAAAGCAGACCTTTGAGCAGATGCTGTTAGCCGCAGCCTCCGAAAAGTCCTTACTCTCAGAAGCATAGAAGGAGTGAATCATGGCGAATACGACTGATTGGGCGAGGGTTGTGGCTACTACGATCCTCAATTACCTCAAGCAGGAAGAGGTCACCACCTTCCGCAAGTTCAAGGTGTTTGCTGCGCTGGAAGGCAGCGGCAACATCATTATGAATCAGGGAGGGACCGGGATCGACTGGCAGGTTCGCTATAGAAATCAGCCCGTTACGGGCAATAATGGCGAGACACCGCGTGTTTTTGCGCGCCAGAACCTATGGGTCGATGCCCAACTCCCATACCGTGGCTATCAAGTGACCGATTCCCTCTATAAGAGGGAGATGCTTGAGAACCGTGGTCAGGCCCAACTCATCAACGTGGCCGGCAAGATGAGTACCCGTCTGAAGGAGTCGATGGAGCAGCACCTCGCCAAGGAGGTTTGGATCGACGGGACGAGGGCCGGGAACGAGTTGCGGTTCCACGGCATCGAGTCCTTCATGGGCATCGACGGTACGGTCAGCGTTGTGGACGGCACCAAGCGGGCCGCCAATGCCGATGACCCGTTTGGCTGGCCTGCCGACACCTATGCGACCATCAACACGGGCCTCGGTGCCCTGGCTGGTTCGCAGTTGGAGGGATCGTGGCCCAACGGTGTGTCGGACCCTGAATATGACTTCTGGTCACCTATCGTGGTCAACGTGACCAGCAAGTATTTCAAGGGCAAGAACGCTGCCGGTACTGACAGTTTCACCTGGGATGACCAGTGTGTGCAGGCAGTGCGCGAAGGCATCCATCAGGCAAAACGCAATGACACTTTGGAAAGCCAAATTGACATGGTGGTGCTGGACCGTAAGTGGTACATCGCATACATGAACAAACTGGATTCCAAGGAGCGGGCCCTTATCTCCAGCAACGGTGGCCTGAAGCAGTACGGCTTCAATGACGTATTCCAGCAGGATGGCGTGGACATCACGACGGAGTATGCCGTCCCTGCCAATGTGGGATACGGTCTTTCCATCAAGAACATGGAACTGCGTTGCATGGAGGGTTCTTTGCTTACGAGCGAGGGACCGTTTTACAACGAGGACACGCAGGCATATAGGTTTGTAGTGTCCGTTTTGGCAAACCTGAAATTCCGTTCCCCGAGAAACTTCTTCAAGTTGCAGGCCATTGCCTGACCCAAGCCCCCCAAGAAGGAACCTTTCCCCATGAGCATTATCAATAGCGACCCGTGGTTCGGACGGGGCACGACGCTTCTCAGCGGTGTGCAGTGGGTCAACAACAACGTCGAGGGCGTCATCGGTGATGCCTTTGTCGGCAGCCAGAAGGTGTTCTCCGACACTGACCCCCGTACCACCAATACGGGCGTGAGTTTGAGCAACCGGCTGGTTCACTGCATCGCGGTGCGCAACACCTCGGGGGCTCCCCTGCTTCCGGGTGCGGTGGTGAAGATGAAGAAGGCGGCCATCCTGACCGAGGTGGACGGGGTGGCTGCGGCTGCCACCGATGCTCCTCTGGGCGTGGTGGACGAGTACCTCCCGGCCCGTGGCGTGGCGAACAACGATGTGTTCTGGCTGGTGGTTTCCGGCCCGTGTGCGGTCAACACCGCTGCCTCCCCGGCGGCTGGTTCGTTCGTGACGGCGACGGCTGGTGCGGCGGCTGCGGGAACGCAGGCCAATGCCATCGGCGTGACCATCTCGGCTGCGGCGGGCGGCCGGGTTCGGACGCTCCTGAATCCGGGCTACGGACACTCGGCTGCCTGATCCGGCTACCAAGAAATTGGGGCCCCAGTGGACAACCTGTTCCCAATAGTTCGGGTGTTCGCTGGGGCCCTCATGGCGGTGGCGGCTTTTACGATAAGGCCGCTCCAGGCGCAACGCGGGCCGACTTTGGTGCGGACCCCGGACCCGCCTCCCAAGGTTGTGCAGCCGTTCAGCGTTCTCAAGCAACAGCCGGCCTTGCAGTTCTTGAGTGGTGCCTGCCCGCCGGTCACCCGGCCGGTGTCCAAGCGGGTGCCGATCCTCACGGACCTGTACTGCCGGGTCAAGAACCCGGACTACTTCGCTGACCCCCGCGAGCCAGACGATCTGGTCACCCACGTTCACGAACTCACTCACGGGGTCAGCAACCGGCTCCACGCCACCACCCAGGCCCACGGCATCTACTTGCTGGACGGCAAGGGGATCGTCCTCAAGCACCCCAACATCACCATCGAGCAAGTGGCGAATAGCGTTCCCCCGGAGAAGCGGGGCCGCATTTTCGACCTCTATCTCGTCCAACAGCGGAAGGATTGGAACCGAAGCCCCATCTACTTGCTGGACGAACACAATGCCTATATCCACGGCACCATAGCCCACAAGCAACTGGGGCTGGGGAAAGATCGGTGGGAAACGTATTCCCACGCCAAGGAGATGGAGGGGTACGTCCAAGAGATGGTGAAGGTGGTTGAGAAGCGCGACCCAGGCTACGCCGATATGACACGGCTCAAGGCGTTTGTAGAATGGCAGTCTGACCGTCTTGCGCAACTTGGCACAAAGGGAGATTGAAATGCTCGACCTGTTCAGCCAGCAAACGCTCATACTGATCGTAGGCATCCTTCTCCTGGCGACTCCCGTCTTTGGAAAGGCCGCAACCTTCTGGGTTATGGGCCTCATCGGGAAAAGCAAGAAGACCGACTTCGACATTACGACCGTTGTTCAACTCATGGAGTTGCGAAATGCTTTGGAGAGAGAGGGTGCTAAGAACGCTGCTTCAATCTGTCGAGACTTGGTGTTCGCCGTGGTCTACGGAGATTCCGCCAAAAAGGACTGAAGCCGATGATGCGACGAATTCTTTTCGGAGCGGCCCTAATCCTCCTTGCGTTGAGCGGGATGCAGACAAAGCCTCCCGTTGCGACATCCTGTCCGACGCCGAAGAGGCCGACTTTGAGGACGCCCGCTCCTACGCCCGAGCGGACGGTGATTGCACTGGTGAATCAGGAGCGGACGCGCCGGGGCCTGAAGGCGTTGACCCCGAATCCGAAGATGATGGCGGATGCGGAGAGGTGGTCGATGATTCAGGCGAGGACGAAGATGCACCATAGCCGGATGGGATATGGGGAAAATGTGGCCTTTGGGCAACGTACCCCAGAGTCGGTGCAATACGCTTGGATGAATAGCCGAGGCCATCGTGCCAACATCTTGAACCCCTGCTATGAATCTATTGGTGTGGGGCTGGCATACAGAGGCAGCACTCCATACTGGACACAGGTGTTTCAGTGACTTACATTGTTCGGTGTTCCCATGCCCTTTGAGGAGATTCCAATGACCAAGACTTGCAGCGTTCTTTTCGGTGCCTTCCTTCTGGGCTGCGCCGCGGCCTCGACCCAGGTGATGGCCGGCAGCAACTGCCACGGTTCCAAGAAAGCCACCCCGACGGTTGTGGTGGTCGAGGAGGAGGTGGTGGTCGAGCCCGCCGAGGTTATCGTCAAGGAGAAGATCAAGGTGGACGGCGGCAGCGTGAAGGTCACCGAGGAGGTGGACATTTACGAGGCCGGCGGTCCCGTCAGTGTGGGTGCCACCCGCAAGGATGCGTGGAAGGCTTATCGTGCCACCGTTGCCGAGGCCAAGGCCGAGCGACGGGCTGGCCGGTTTGCCCGGAAGGCTGCCGACGCGGCGCATGAGGCTGCCGCCGAGGCTGCCGTCAAGAGCATCTACGCTGACTGAACTGACTCCTTGGCACAGGGGCCCCTTCCCCGGAACCGCAACCACCGCTGCGACCGGGGAGGGGGCTTTCTTTGCCCGGAGGGTTTCTTTGAGAGGGGTGCTGGTATGAGCGACCTCATAAGGGAGTTGATGGGTACGATGCTCCCGGCAGATGTGGTTGCTCAGTTGGGCGACTACCTTGATGGGCACGGCATCAGTGATGTCATGGCCCAACAGGCTGGGAACTACGCCTCCCAGAACGACCCTAGCATCCAGATGGCCATGCTGAACTCGGGCAAGCGGCCCAACCCTATGGTGAATTCAGTGCAACTGGATCGCTGACATGGATGGCAAGGAAGACGAATCGCGGCCGGATGGCCCCCGCATTCAAGAGCGGGCCTGCGAAACCTGTGGCGACGTTCGCCCCCTGACGCCCAAGTATTGGCCGAGGGTGCCGGGTACGCAGCACACGCTCCAGCCGATCTGCCAGAAGTGCCACAAGGCTCTCCGGGCAAAGCGGAAACTGGAACGCATGGAGCGTCGAGCGGTTGTGGCCTTTACGAACAAGGCCAAGAACGGCGGCTCCAACATCCCGCACACCTCTGAAATGCTGGAGAGCGTGATGTCGCTGTTTGGCGGCTCTCAGGGGCTGGCCTCTGCGATGGCCCAGCAGTATTACGCCGCTCCTCCCGGTGGCCGGATTCGCACCTCCATCCTTGAACTCATCATGCGGCTGGTGGTGAAGACCGCCGAAACCGGGGGCACGACCAAGCCGGCCAGTTTGATGACCGACGAGGAACTGGAAGTGGCACTCAGCCAGCGGCTGGAGAACGTGGTCGCTACCCACAAGAACCTGACGTACATCAAGAATCATCAGGACACCGCCTCGATTCCCGGTGCGAACTTGATTGCCTTGGGGAACTCCCTGTCGGCCGAAGACCTTGCCGCCGTGCCGGCCTTGAGCAGGGCTGTCCATGCTCCCTGACGACTTACTCGGTCAGATCAGTCAGCATTCCCGCGAGGAGTTGCTGGCCCTCCAGCGGGAGCGGGCGGCTCGCCAGTTAGAGCCGCTCAAACTCTACATCCCCAACGAGTACCAGCGTCCGGTCCATGATTGCATGGCCCATGAGGTGCTGGTGCTGGGTGGCAACCGATCCGGCAAGAGCATCTCGGTGATGATGGAGGTGGCCTGGGCGGTGACCGGCACTCACCCGATCCCAGGCAAATACCCCAAGGAAAACGGGAATTTGGCCATCATCGGGGCCGGGTGGCGGCACATCGGGATGACAATTTTTCCGTACCTGTTCAAGGCCGGCGCATTCAAGATCATCAAGGACGAGAAGACCGGGGATTGGCGGGCCTATCACCCCATCAACGACAAGGACCGGAAGTCCGAAGCCAAGCCTGCCCCGCCC